GCCATCTTTTTCTCCTTTTAAGTTTGTGAAATCCCACACAGACTTTTCTTTTTTATTTTTCGCTTTTGTCCATGGTAGAAAGGACAGACATGGTGGGCGGAGTCTAAAGCCCACCTGTTCTGTTCCTATCATGGACGATGGACGATTCTTCGGACATTCCCCAATTACACCCTCTTAGGGTTATATGTTGTCCGTTCTTGGACAAAGTCGATTTTGTCCTCGAGTTTGTCCTGTCCAAGTACACCTTTTAGGTGCATTATTTTTATCTCGTGGACACGGACAAAGTCGATTTTGTCTTCGAGTTTGTCCCGATGTCTGTCTTCGAGTTTGTCCTGTCCAAAAATAGGATTTTTTCCGAATTTACTTTTTCAAGGTTACATTTTCACCTTCGAATTCATACCCATCCAACTCCTTGATTCGTCTCTTGAGAGTCTTCTCAGATATGCCCATATATTCACAAAGGTCATTCGAAGTGACAGGATTCATGCCATCATTTAGAGCTGAGTACGCTGTGTCGAATGCGATTTTTCGTTCCTCCTTGCGTTGCTCTGGAGTGCTCTTCTTGTCGAAGTTCTTCTTCCACCATGGAGTTGATTTGGAATCATCCAACTCGATGTCATCGAGGATTCCTGTATCGTCCACAATATGAAGTGGATAACTGAACCACACATTTCTTGGTTTGAACTTAGCGAACTCTCGAAGTGTGCCATCCACACGCCACGCTGACATCGTTTGAATCTTGCTTGTTTCTCGATTGATAAGCTCGTTCGTTTGCCATCTATCTTGGATGTTCACGACCGCTTTCTCGAAGTGATTACGCATAGCGTATGGACTTCTCAAGTCGTCTAGTCCAATGTACTGTTCCATGTACGGTCTATTCATACGATTGATGGCATCCTTGTAGATGTCACAAGCCAATTGGTCGCATCGTTGTTGGATGATGTCGTCCGTGAGCTCTAATTCCACTAAGTCGATGAGAGCATCGGGGTCTCGAGCGAATACTCCCGAGCCACTTGCACGGTCCATTGATTTCTTGCCACCTTGAGAACCCTTCGAATGGTGGTGACAGTAGATGACTGAACATCCTAGCTCAGTCGCCACTTTGTCAAACTGATTCGTGAAGTGTGCCATCTGATCCGCACTATTTTCATCCCCTGTGAGTACCTTATAGATTGGGTCGATGATTACAGCGATATAGCCTTTTTTGTGGGCTCTTCGAATGAGCTTCGGTGCGAGCTTGTCCATTGGGACGGTCTTCCCACGCAAGTTCCAAATATCGATGTTTGATACGTTTCGAGGCTCGATGCCCATTGCTGCATATACATCCTTGAATCGATGCAAGCATGAGGCTCTATCAAGCTCGAGATTCACATATAGAATCTTCCCTTGCGTACATTCCCAGCCGAACCATTTCGAACCCTCAGCGATTGCAATCGACATATTGATGAGCCCGAATGACTTCCCAGCTTTTGAAGGTCCCGCAATCAACATCTTGTGACCTTGTCTGAGTACGCCTTTGATAAGCTCTGGAGCAAGCTCGGGCATATTGTCCCAAGTCTCACTCAGTCCCTCAGGATCCGGCAAATCATCGTTCAAGTCTTCGATGTATTGATACCAATCATCCCAAGACTTGTGTCCGATGTTTGTATCAATGATGAATTGTTTCTTGCCATCTCTAATGAATCCCGGGAGACGACTCAATCGACTTGGATTCTTGTTTTGTTCGTCTACGTTTAGTCCGTTCTTCTTACAAATTTTGTATAAATAATCAACACGTTTCTTGTATTCTTCTTTGTTTGCTGCTTCGATGCGTACAATTGCATGGATGGACTTGCCACCGCTATACACAAGTGTTGCGATTGGAAGTTCAAGCTCTCGCATGATTGCGTTTTGCTTTTCCAAATCCATGTTGTCAGATTCCACAAGAGCGTAGCGATAACTCACAACATTATCGTTCTTGACCCCTTGACCGTCCATAGGGTTGAATCGAACCCACGCTCCTGCTTTCTCGTTGTAATCGCCTAAGACTTTTCCGATGTCTCCACCACATCTCTCAAGCTCGTCTATGAGCTTCCCTGCTGTTCTGTCGTAATTTCCACGATGTGGAAGATATTTCTCAATCTCGCCCGTTTCGGCGTTCGTCTTAGCGTATGATTGAGTGGAATATGCCACGATGTCATCTGATTGGAATAATGTATCTAAGTATCGAATAATCTCTTGCACAGGATTCCAATTCTTCGGTTCGTGGAACTCTTTTCCATCAATCCATGCTTTGTCTACGAATTTGTAGTCGTTGTCGTATTGAATCGATGAATCCCATTCGAGAGCACCTCTTCCATCATCATGAGCTTGAGAAGGATTGAATCCTTGTTCGACAGCCATGTGGAAGATTGTCCCTCCTGTGACTGGTGAACCCGTCCCTTGGAACGTGTCCCATTTTTTGTAACATTCCCCGGGATGATATCGTCCCGAATCTCGAGCCGACCATGACTCCCAATCTGATGCCGAATAACCTTCATGCTTGAGAGCCATTCCGACATTCACCCATTCTTGATAGTTGAGGAATGAGGGGTCGATGTATTCTAATAATTCAAGTAAGTTGTTGTCTTCCACTCAATCACTCTCCTTGGTAACTATGAACATCGATGGTGTGAGGAACTCTCCAACCATTCGCAGCAATGCGATTGATGAGCTTAGATGCTGCTTCAAATTGCCACATTCCTACATTTCTGAATCCATAGCGTTCTAATAATCTGATTTGTTTTGGTGTTGTTAAGCCTTCTGATTGGCGTTTGGATAGGCGGTCAAGAATCTTCTGAGCCTTCCCAGCGTTGCCAATCTCATCTGGCATGATTCCAAGTCGCTCTAATGTTTGAAGCTGCTTGTCTGAAGGAGGACTCATCTCCCATCCAAATGATGGAACATAGCTCGTGAGGTCTTCGGCATGAATCGACATTTCGAACTGTAACGGATCCACAAGCTTGCGTTTGCGTTTTCGCATTTCAGCGAGTTGTTTTGCAAGAGCTTCTTCTCGTTGTGCTGTCACATCTTCTTTTGCGACCTCTTCTAATTCGAGAAGCTCAAATTCTGCTCCTGTGTTCTCTTCGGTACGTTCAACCATCGCTTTTGCAACTTCCTCATTCTCTGTGATGAGATGAGCTGGACGACACAATTCATGCTTCTCTGTATGCCATAAGAAGTCGAGAAGCAAAAGATGTGTCTTCCCAGGATGCAATCTTGTTCCACGCCCTACCATTTGAGAGTAGAGTGAACGAACTTTCGTTGGTCTTAATACGACCACGCAATCCACCGATGGACAATCCCATCCTTCAGTAAGAAGCATTGAATTGCATAGTACGTTGTATTTATCATTTTCAAAATCCTCTAAGATTTCTGCTCTATCTTTGGATTCGCCATTCACTTCCGCAGCTTTGAATCCTTTCGAGTTCAAGATGTCTCTGAACTTCTTGGATGTATTCACTAATGGAAGGAATACGACCGTCTTCTTATCCTTGCAATGTTCCATCATCTCGTTTGCAATTTGTTCAAGATACGGGTCCAACGCATTCCCAACATCACTCGCTTTGAAGTCCCCTTGTGACATCGACACGCTTGAGAGGTCGAGATTCAATGGGATTGTGAGTGCTTTGATTGGGCTCAAATAACCTTCCTTGATGGCTTGTGGTAGTGTATATTCGTAGGCTAGCGAGTCAAAATATGTCCCTAGATTACGCATATCACCACGGTCGGGAGTTGCTGTCACTCCTAACACATTCGCACTATCAAAGTGTGAGAGCACACGTTGATATCCATCAGAGATGCAATGATGAGCTTCATCCACCACAATCGAATCGAAGTGGTCTTTCTCGAATTTTGCGAGGCGTTTAGGTTGCTGCAAGGTTTGAACGGATCCAACGACAACTCGATTCCATGAACCAAGACTTGTTGAGCTTGCTTTCTCGAGCGATGTTTGAAGTCCTGTTGACTTGAACAATTTGTCGCTTGCTTGGTCTAGCAGCTCAGAGCGGTGAGCGAGGACGAGAACTCTCTCGCCCATTCTCACTCGGTCTTCGATTACTTTTGCGAACACAATTGTCTTTCCGCATCCTGTGGGAAGGACGAGAAGAGTCTTCTTGCGACCTTCTGCCCATTCCTGTTGAATGGACTCACGAGCCTCTTCTTGATACTTTCGTAATTCCATTCAATGTCCCTCCTTTAGAACGCTCCACCTGTCCATTGTTGAGTTGGTTGTTGTGCTTGTTGAGTTGGTTGGAATTGTTGTACTGGTTGTTGAGTACGATTCAACACATGATCTGGATTAACATCTTCTGGATAATACATTGATTTAATTTCGTTGTATTGGTTCCCGTTGTAAGTTCTAATACCTACTTTGCACACTCCACGAGCTCCCGTGATTGTGTTCCAATTCATTTGAAGTGGACTACCTTTTTTCTTTTGTCCGATTGCTCCGAAGAACGCTGATAACATACCTTCAGTTGAGCTGTGTAAGAATAGATTGTGTTTCATCGTTACTTTCCCTTGAGGAGCTACCACTTCAACCGATACGATTGCTTTGTTGCATGCTGGAAGCTTTCCGTTTCCACTTGGAGTATGTCGTGCTCGTTCAAATCCTGTTACTGTAAACTCGTATAGTCCTTCTGGTAGAAGTACGAATTCTTGGTCTTGTTGGATAACATCATCCCATCCAAATTCACGTTCAAAGTTGTTGTTGTATTCTGTCATAATTGTTTACCTCTTTCTTATTTAAATAAATTTCTATTTTGAGTGATTACTTGCATTGATTCGTCCCAATGAGCAACGATGAAGTCCCAATAATCTGATGGGAAGTTTTCAATCGGCGTATCTTTTGGGAAGTGTTTGCGACTAAATGCCATCGCTTGTAGTTCTTCAGTAGTTACTGAATTTTGAAGCATTAAATCTTTCAGACTATTTGGAATAGAGTCTGGTATATTGATTGGTTCTTTAATAGGGAACGGATCTTCTTGAGTTTCTGTTCCACTCGTTCCTGCTGGGATAACTTCATCGACTGAGGGCACTTGCTCAACAATTTGAGGTTCGCTTACTACTTTTCCAACGCCCACCTCTTGAGCTTGCTTCTTTGGTGCTTCTTGAGATGAAGAAGCGAAGATGTGTGCGATAGCAGCATAGTCCATTGGGAGCTCGTCTGGGAGTCCATGACGATTCTTCGCATCCCACGCTGGGTGATGTGTCGTGTACATGACACGTTGTCCGCCTGTCGCTTTCTTCTTCTTACTTTCTGAGGTCATCACCATCGTCTTGTAATTACAGAATAGAAGTAAGTCGCACCATTCTTTGACTACGGGAGCGGTTTGCGAGCTCGTCTTCTTACCAAGTTTTAATTCGTAGCGATCATAAGCGCCATCTTCATCAGGCTGTTCAAACTTGCGAAGTTGAGAGTGTGCTGTCAATACCACGTTGATACCAATGTCTACTAATTCTTGAAGCTTGTTTAAGAATCTTCCAAATTCTTCTCTTACATACGTGTATCCATTGCCATATCCGAAGTCTTCGATGCCTTTCTTTCCGTGTTGAGCACATACACTCTCGATTGCTAATGTTTCAGCCCAATCGATTGTATCGATGACTAATGTGTTACAAACTGTTGGGTTCGCTTTGACGAATGCAATTTGATTCATAAGCATTGTCCATGATGTAGGCTTATCCATACGTGCTACATCCATGTTCGATGTTGAGCCTTCTGTGTCGATGAACAATGGATTCGGGAATTGTGATGCGAATGTTGACTTCCCGATGCCCTCAGTACCGTAAATCACGACACGTTGAGCTCTTGCTTGTTTACCTCTTGTAATATTCATTGTTTACTCCTTTCTTAAAACGACCATTTATTCGTTGGTTCTGTATCTTGGAATGGTGTGACTGTATCAGACACTACATATCCATCTTCGATGATGATTTGGCATTCCTCTCCACTAGACACTCGAGTCGCAATGGCTTGGAGTCCTTCTGATTCTAACCACTTGCCGAATTCGGTCAATGTTGGAATGTCCATTTGTTCAAGCTTGTCTAGAAGTACGAATCCACATTCTGGTTTTAATTTGCGAACAATTGCGGTCGATACTCTCAATTGTTGAGAGCCACTCATGTTGTCCCATTTTTGTCCTTCGAAGACGAGTTCTCCATCTTCCACAGATAGTCCCGGCAATGGTAAGTCCGCACTATCGAGTAAGCTTGTGCGTTCGTCTCGAACTTTTTGGATTTCTGCTGAGAGATTGTCATATTGAGATTTGTATTGTTTCGCATCCTCTTCGGCTTTCTCTTTATCAAGATTTGCTCGAACCTTGCGATTGATTTCTTCAATGTTTGCAATCGAGTTTTCAATCTCTTCAGTTGATTCATCCACCAAATCTTCAATGGACTTGTTTGCTTCAACGTAGTCGCCCATGAGCTTATCGTGAACAGCTTCTTCTTGATCAAGTTGCTCTTTTAACTGCTTCAATCGAGCTTCTGAGAGATGCAACGAGTTCACGATATTTTCTCGATTTTGGCGTTTCTTTGCGTTCTCACCGTTTCGTGCAAGAATCTCTTGTTGTTCGTGAATCAAGTCCGCAATGCTTACTAATTCATTCGGAGCTTCGGGATATTGAGGTTGTTCGGCTGCGTATTTCTTTTTCTGATCCGCAATTTGACCGATTGTTCTTCGCTCGTTGTATAGCTGCTCTTCTTTACGGTCTAGCTCCCACAACTTCTCACCGACACCGATGATTTGAAGAAGCGTGTTCGCCTTATCCTTCGCACTTGATTCGATGAATTTAGGAAGATTCAAAGCGAGCTCTTCCACGAATGAATCGAGCAATTGTTGACCTGCTTTTTGTCCACTTGGATCCGTAACTTTCAAATCTGAATTTTTGCCCTTGCGTTCCACGATGAGTCCGTTCGATAATTCCAATCGAAGCGTGGGTGGATTCATGGACCCGTCACGAGCTGGTTTGCTTGGTTTGTACTTATTGCCACCCAATGCCCAAGCAATGGCATCGAGGACGCTTGTTTTTCCTTGATTGTTGTTTCCACCGAGAATTGTGAGTCCGTTTGATGTAGGCTCGATTGTGACAGCCTTGACACGCTTCACATTCTCGATTTCTAGTTTGTTGATTTTAACTGTCATTTTTAAACTCCTTTATCAAAAATTTCTATTTCATCACTAACTTCCACATGTTTCAGAGCAAAACTAAGAAGGGCGGAAGTGATTTCGTTTTGAGTGTGCCCAGTTACGAGTGATAATTTAACAATTTCTTCATAAGTTTCTCTTTCCACTCTGATTCTTGGGTATCGTTCATTATGAGATATTGGCAATATAACTTTCTTTTTAAAAACAATTTTTTCTTCCATGGTTTTAAACTCCTTAATTTGCTTTTTCGCAGTTGTTTTTTTATAATTTAATTGGTTTTAGGTCGGTGATTGTTTCATCGACTTTTTTTGTTCCATGTATCTTGAAAGTCAGGCTCCACATATTGCCCACTTCTAATCAAATCCACTTTTGCTTGGTGATTTTCTACCGCCTTTCCAACTAAGAGCACGATGCTCATCATTGTGATAATGAGTCCAAACGATAGGATGTACCATTGAAGCATCCATCTCATGAATGGAATGAATCGCACTCTTGTTTTTCTCTTTCGTCTCATCTATGCCAATCTCCTTTCGAATTCTGTTCTTGTCATCTTGGTCCCGTATCGATTCGCCCAATTGATTCCTTCAAGCTCGAGGAATCGTTCGAACAATTCGATGTTGATGTTTACATCGTTTCGTGAGATCCGTACATAAGCATCAGCATATTCGCTCGCTTTGATTCGATTCACGATTGTCTTCCACTTGGATTCCGTGTTGTATCTTGGATACATTTCTTGGAATTCTTTTTTCGAAATTATCTTTTTATTCATGTTACCTCCTTTATCTCAGACTGAGATATTTCTATTTAAAAAAAATATCTTCTACACTTTTATCCAATTCTCGAGCTATGATGTCCATCTCGTAATCTTTAAATGGATACTCTCCCGCCTCCTTCTTCTCATATTGTCTACGGTCTAAACCGATTAGATTCGCCATATATCCTGTTGTAAGTTCTCGCCCTAATCGTTCTTTTCTTAGCTCTAGTTTTGGTTTTAAGTGTTTCTTTTGCAATCTTTTTTTGTCGGTCATCCACTCACCTCCTCTCATGTTTTTAAGGTCTCAAATCAACCTTGTGACACCAATATATCTCAAGTTGAGATATTTGTCAACACTTTTTATCTCTTTTTGAGATATTTTTTTTGCATTTTTTATCTCATACTTTTATAATGTTATCAAATCAACAAAAATGGAGGTTTTACATTATGAACATTTTAGGTGAATCAATTAAAAAATTGAGATTAAA